GGTTACTTAGATGTAAAAATTAACTATTCAGAAAATACTGGGTCCTCAAGGTCTACTACTCTGATATTTGTCCAAAATGAGTCTAATAACAGAATCAATCTCACAGTTACTCAGGGATTCGATGTAACCTATAGTGGATACATAAAAATGGTTTCAAACACATTGCCTTTAGGTGGTAATAAAGATGATACTGCTCAAATCCTTGTAATGGCCTATTTAAATGGTAGTGATGGGTCTAAAAAGCCAGAAACTCCCCATGTGGGTAGTGCTCCCGATTGGTGCGCAGTATCCGTTGCCCAAGTGAGTACTCTTGAGAACCATTACATGTTATCCCTGACTGCTTTATCGAGTAATCAAACTGGAGCTAACCGTTCAGGGCATATCTTCTTAACCTGTGGGGATACTAACCTTAGTATACCAGTTACTCAGTTACCGTCTCAAATTACAGCTAACATCAAAATAAGCGTAAGTAAAAACCCAACCTCTAACACAACTGCCAGTTGTGATATAAGGTCAGATAAACTAGTAGCTAGCGATATAACCTTTAGATTACAGATTCAATATGGTGTATCATCTGGTGATGTAAAAGAGTATATTTATACTTTAGCCAAAGGTAGTGCAATTTCAAGAAATAACTTTGCCATTCAAAATGGAGCTAATCCTCAAGTAGTAGATTATGGTTATTCTCCTCAAGAAGACTCTAAGTACATATATAGTGTAACAATCATATAATTAATTCAGTAGGCTAATTAGTAACCCACATACCCAAAATATCAGAGCCAAGGTATATGCAACAGAATATCTATGCCAGGGATACCAGCAGGTAATATAAGAATCTACTTTTAGTATTTCTGGATGTTCTTCCTCGTATTTTTTATCCTCTTCTCTAGAACTGTATTTATGAAATACATAGAAGGGTAAGAATACGAGGAAAATTATTAAAGCAACTGGGAACAAGAGTAGGAGAAGAATCTCCCACCCTTGCATTGATGATCCAGCATAATTACCATCTCTGTCAAAAAAGTATCTCATAGTAATTTGTATTTTATGTATCTGATTAATAGATAAATTGGAAATAGAGGTAATACTATCCATACCGAGATGAATAAAACGAGAGAGTGTATTTTGTGAGTATAGGGTAAATAATCCAAGCAAGCCCTTACAAAAAATACCGTGAATGGCAAACATACCAAGTAAATTATAGCTAATACTGTAATCATTGTTCTTTGAGGTATTTGTTAATAATCTTGGTAAGCTTCTTATCAAATTCAATCATCATATCGAAAGCTTTCAAATCTTTCATACTTCTCATCCCTTTATCAAGTAATTCTATGTTTCTCTTAATTGAGAAATAGGCCTTATATGCAAGGAATACTCTTTCATTTTCTTCGGTAAGCGGACGAACTTCTCCCTTTTGCCCATCCAATCTTGGATATGTATCATCAGGACCCAAGGTTCTTGCAACTTTTACTCGGTTACTGAGCATTGCGAATCCACCTTTTTTATCAATAGATTCCACTGTAACTTTCTCAATGATGGGTCTTCCAGATAATGTGAAGAGAACCTCATCCCCTTCTTTGAGCTTTTTGATTTCTTTCTTTTCTTTTTTCATATCTATTTTTTATTTAGAAATTTTCTTTATGCAAATATACGAAATTATTCTTTATTTATTGCATTATCAATCATATTTTTAATAAATTCATAGGCATTGCCACGGTAATCTTCTAGCATTTTGTATTCCTGTGGAGATAGAATTACTCCGTTTACTTTAAAAGCATCTCTTAGATGCTCCGGTATAGTACCTTGGTGAGTGATGTTATTATAACGGATGATGAAAAGTTTCTCTTTATCTTCATCTATAACACCAAGAGTGTTTACTGGTTGGAGTTTAGTTTGGTAAATACCACCAAAAGCAGAAGGTACCATTAAAATACTTCCCGGTACTCTCGTTATCCAATGAGAATAATCGGGAGTAATTACGGCAATTTTACCCTCTTTCTCAAGCTCTTTATCATAAGCTAATCGATTAAACCAAAAAGCACATTTAAAACAAACTTGTTTTCTTGCCATAAGTTGGGGAATCTCTCTAGTTTCATCGAATTCCTCTAAATTAATTGGTTTGCCACATATCTGGCATTCATTTTTCTTGCCCATATTGCATTATTTTATAAGTTATATATGATAATAGAACCTCGAAACATCCTAAAAATGGGTTATAAGCAATACTTTTGTTACTAAAATTGAACCATTAAAACTGATAAGTTATGGATAAACTAACAAATGAAATGATTAAAGACCTTGCTACTCGCTTAGGTCTAGAACCTGCTCTATTGAAAGCTGTTCAATTGGTAGAAGCCGCAGGTAGAGATGGGTTTTTAGCTGATGGTAGACCTCAAATTCTCTTCGAGGGTCACATTATGTACAAAGAAGTACATAAGAAATTCCCTGACAGAGATTTAGCTTACCTTTGTAAGAGATATTCTACGATTTTCTTCCCTAAATGGGATAAATCGAAGTACTTGGGAGGTGTACACGAGTATAAGAGACTCGAATTAGCCAAAGAAATTGACGAAGAATGTGCATTGAAGTCTGCAAGTTGGGGAATGTTCCAGATTTGTGGGTTCAATCACAACCTCTGTGAATGTAAAGATGTCTTCGAATTCGTTCATAAGATGTCGGAATCTCATGCAAATCAACTAGAACTCATGTATTATTTCATGAAAAACTCTGGTTGTTTAAGTAATCTCAAAGAAAAGGACTGGGCTGGCTTTGCCAGAAAATACAATGGTCCCGGGTATGCCCAGAATGCCTACGACCAAAAACTAAGAAATGCTTACGAAAACTTCAAAGATAAATTATGAAAAGATGTCATTTTAACAGCTGGGTAGCAAAAGTATTTCTTTTCCCCAGTTACAAAGCAATTACTCTGGTGTATAACTCATTCTTCAAACACAAAGTAGAAGATTGTAAACCCGATGATATCAATCATGAGCGTATCCACCAGGTACAACAGATTGAGTGTAGTATAGTCGGTTTGATACTTGGTATCATACTCTGGGTATTATTCGATATACCCTTCTGGTGGGTAGTAGTTCTCTGTTTTGGTCTCTTCTACCTTTGGTATATTATCGAATATCTTCTCATTCTGTGTTTTGCCAAATGGGATAAACAGAATGAAAGGTATCATGATGTAAGTTTCGAAGAAGAAGCCCACAATAATGATAAGAATCTGAGCTATCTGGAAGACCGTAAGCCATTTGCTTGGATTAAGTACATTAAATGGAGAAGCTACAAGAAATGAAAAAACTAAGGGTATTGGGAGTGTGCGCTGGACAGGGTGCACTCCTGTTCCCTTTTAAGAAAAATTTGTTAGGGAACATAGAGATAAGGGGAGTATTCCACACTCCGGGCGAAGAACAATGGGAATTAAACTTTGGAGATATACCGTTCTATAAGGGCTTTTGTTTACAAGAATTCGATGAGAAAGTAGACATAATTATATCAAGCCCTGATTGCGGAGCAGCCTCAGTAATGAGGTTATCTAAAGTAAAAGAATTAGGCAATCCAAAAGATAACCGTAGTCTTAATCTAGTAATTGCATCAATACTCAAGTATAAACCTAAGATATTTCTTATAGAAAATCTACCAAGACTGCTAACACTGCTTCCCAAGGATTTCTTTGAGGAAACATTCAAAGACTATAAATTAGTTTTTCACGAAAGGTCAGTTTTAGATTACGGAAACTCCCAGGAGTCAAGGAAGCGATTACTCATCATTGGAGTACATAAAAAGACTGGTAAGAAATACTTGAATGCTTTTGATGAAGTATTTCGAGTAAAAACTCCAACAACTACTAGAAATTTACTTAAACCACTCACATTCTCTCAGAAAAATAATACTAACCAAATTCCGTTTATGAGTAAAACTCTGGCAATGTATGATTATCGAAAGCTTCCAGAGAAGAAGAATCTCACAGTAGCAAAGATACATAGGCTCTGGGTTAGGGATTTCAAGAATGAAAAGAAGTGGCCTATCAAAACTGCAAAGATGAGTACTCTTCCAGGAGTGTATCGATTGGAGTATGATAAACCCCCCTTAACTCTCAGACCTGCAGATAGGCAATTTAGACCCGATGGCTACCCTTTGGGAATCGAAGACTTCAAGGCAATTATGGGTTTCCCAGATAAATTCGAAATTTACCTTCACAAAAATGGTGATACCTTCGAAGAGGATTTTAAGGATTACCACTATTGGCTTAACAAGGCAAGGTACACAATTGCCAAGGGTTCGGTTTATGAGGTAGGGATTTGGTTCAAAAAATGCCTCAAGAAAATTGACTCATCAAAACTGAGCTAAACTGAGATGTTTGAAAACCCTTTTTTCTTTTTATTAAGTTTTTCTTTTTTAGGAAAGTGCTTTCTGGTAAAGAAAGCTATAATCCTATAAATCAACTCTGAAGGTAAGAAAGGGATTGTTAAGGGAAAACAAGGAAACGAGTGAGTACCAGAGTTTCACTAAAAGCGAAATTACCATGAAGAATTTAAAAAGGGCCTTGTTTATTGTACTTCTAGGATTTACTATTTACCTTTGCTTCAGGAATTACAAACTTTCTCGAGAGGTTGATTCCCTGGAACTAGCGGTCAATGAAATCCCAGATACAGTATACACAGAGAAACCCTTCAAACCAGAGAAGAAGTACTCAGAAAAAGTTGAACCAGGTAAAATCTTAGTTCATGATAATAAGCAGCCAACTCTCTTTCCTGATTCCATGCTAAGGCAGCCAGTTATCAGTAACCAAGATTCCCTGGTTCAAATTGTTTTGAAGAAAGATAAGTTGAACTTAAGTCTGTTCAATAAGGAGACTAACACTTATTCAACTAGACTATTCCCAATCGATTTAGATAAGTACAACTACAACTGGTATGAAGGTCAATTAACTCGAAAGAAAGTTGCAAGGTTATCACTTAGTCCATACATTTATGGCAAATACAGACCTTTCAATAATCTCTTCGATATGGGAGCTGGTCTTTCAATCAAGACTAAGAGATTTAATTACAAATTCGGAGTCAATACCTTTTACTACCCAAAGATAAAATCTGGTATAGGTACTGACATCGAATTTCAAATAACGTATAACTTTTAGATATGGCAAAGACTATCTCAGAAACTAGAACTACTTTAACTCGAGAAGAGCTATCAAACCTATCCCGAGTTTCTAGTGATGTTTTCTTTTTTAGCCTTTTTTGCTATGTGATACATCCAGTAAGAGGAAAGGTAAGATTTGATTTATACCCATTTCAAAAATCGGTTCTCTACAACTTCATTGCCCAACGATTCAATATCATCCTTAAGTTTCGTCAGGCAGGGATTACAGAACTTATTTCTATGTACTGTCTTTGGTTGGCGATGTACCATCCCAACAAAAAGATAAACATCATCTCTATCAAAGACACAACCGCTAAGAAGGTACTCAAGAAGATTAAGTTCATGTACAAGAATCTTCCATGGTACCTTCAAACTCCCATAATCAATGGTAGAGCTGGAGAATACGGTTCTGCTTCCATGATAGAATTTGATAATGGGTCATTTATTGAATCAATTCCGACATCATCCGAAGCCGGTCGTTCGGAATCCCTTTCTCTTCTGGTAATTGACGAGGCAGCAGTAGTAAGATGGGCTGCTCAAATTTGGGCTGCTGCTTTTCCTACTCTTTCCACTGGTGGAGCTGCCATCGTCAATTCCACTCCCTATGGAGTTGGTAATTTCTATCACTCAACTTGGGTAGATGCCATTGCAGGAGGTAATCCTTTTAACCCAATTCGATTATACTGGCAAATGCACCCAGAACGAGATATCAATTGGTATAACCAAATGTCTTCTGCTTTGGGAGCAAAACGAACTGCACAAGAAATTGATGGTGACTTCTTATCATCTGGTAATACAGTCTTCGACTTAGCCGATATTAAAGCTATCGAAGACTGCCTTAGTGATTACCCAGTTATTAAGAAGAGATTTAATGGTCAATACCGACAATTCTGTGAACCCGAATCAGATAAAGAATATTTCATTGGTGCAGACGTTTCAACTGGTAGAGCTTCTGACTACTCTTCATTTACTTGTATGGATAAGCTAGGAGAAGAACAAGTAGTATATAAGGGAAGAATGGCAGTGGGAGCTTATGCTAAGTTACTTGGTGATACTGGGAAATTGTTTAACTGGGCAGTAATAGCTCCAGAATCCAATGACGTTGGTTTATCAGTAACTTCTAAGCTTCAAGACGAAGGCTACCCTAACCTTTACTACTACCAGAAGATGCTGAAGAAAAAAGGTAAAAGTAGACCTGAAATGGATAAATCCCCTGGTTGGTTAACCACCCAAAAGAATCGTTCAGTGATAATAGAAAACTTGGAAGAAGATATTCGATTAGATTATGTAATCATTAAGGACCCATTCTTTGTACAAGAAGCTTATACCTTCATTTATGATGGTTTAGGTAGACCTGTTGCAATGGGTAAACATAGGGCTAACAATTCAGCTGTAGATGTAGACCTTGAAGGAGATGTATATGCCGATGATGATATCTTTGGAAAAGCAATATGTAATCACATAAGGAAAGGAAAAACTAACGTAATCGTACAACCAAGATGAAAAAGTACTTCAATTTTAGTTGGGGTTGGGGACGTAAGAAGGACCCTCCCAAGAATGGTACATCCTCTAATAAAGAGGAGAAGCCTGCCACATCGATTTCGCCTGGTAGGGTTTCAGTTGACGATGATAGCGATAACTTAATTACATCATTACAAGGGTTGACTAAATTAGTTGAACCCTCTTTTCGTGTTGATGTGATACCTTTAATTCGGGATTTATATAAGGTAAATCCTGATATGGGCATTGCATTGCAAGATATGTTTAAGTTAGCTAACACCAGTCATACAGTAACTTTCCCTAATAATACCGATGAAGAGGCTTCAAAGATGAGAGAACATCTTAAGAAAGCCACCAAGGGATGGACCAGATATACTGCTGGTATAGATGGTTTAGTTAATAAAATGATTGTTCAACTTCTTGTAAGTGGGGCAATATCCGTAGAAGGAGTACCAAATGATAAGCTTGATGGTTTGGCTACTGTATTATTCCTTAAGCCAGAACACATCAAGTTTAAACGTGAATTAAATGGGGTGTATGCTCCTTACCAAAAGAATATGAATTTCTTTGTTAAGCAACAAGATTACATTAAGCTTAACCCAGAAACCTATTTCTATGTTGGTATGTTCAATGATACGGATGAACCTTATGGAGTTCCTCCATTTATGCCTGCATTGGATTCTCTCAAGGGTCAGAATGATATGAAGGTTAACTTCAAACATATCATGGAGATTTGTGGTATGGTTGGTTTCTTAGAAGCTAAGATGCAGAAATCTCCACAAAGACCAAATGAGAGTATAAAAGCTTATGAATCCCGATTATACCATGAACTTAATATCCTTAAACGTAATGTTAAAGAGGGTATGAAGGATGGAGTAGTTGCTGGTTACATAGATGACCATGAATTCAAACTTAACTCTACTACTAAGGAACTCGGTAATATCGAGAAGCCTTGGAATATGAACCAACAATCTGTAGCAAATGGGTTGGGAGTTAATGGCTCTATCATTGGGGTATCATCTACTACGGGTGAAGGTGCAACGGGTATAATGCTGTCTAAGATGATTAGCCAGTTAAAAAATATCCAAATGCTTGTAGCTTATGTATTGGACCGACTTTATTCTCTAGAACTGCGTCTGGCAGGCTTTAATAATAAGGGGATGAAGATTGATTGGGGAACTTCTACAGTTTCTGATGAAGTTAAAATCCAACAAGGTCTTCAGTATAAGATACAGAACCTTGACTTATTGTATAAGGCAGGTATCATTAGCCAAGAGCAATATGCTTGGGCAATGGGTTATGATTCACCAGATGAAAAGGAACCAAGAGTTTCACTTGAGGACCAATTTGCTAAGGGTGGTAATACAGACCCACAAGAGGGTACCAAGAAGAAACAAAGGCAAGATGATAAAAACCAATCTGCTCGTAGGTCAAGAGATAAGAATAACCCGGCTCCTTCTCGAGGAGACCAAAATACTAAAGCAAGATGAGTAAATTTACAAAGAAAAACAAAGAGCATCTTGATTCTATGGTGATAGGTCAAGGCCATACCATTATGGCTGGGTATATCCCAGAAGCAGTGGGAGCCAAGGCTTTCTCAGAGAATTATTACAAATGGAAAAATCCTACACCGGATTCCATTGCTCAATTTGGGTTTTGGGGAGGGGATATAGATTATAATACTTACTATCCCAACCTAGACAAATCGGAACTAACTCCTAAGGACGAAGAGTTTATCGAACCAATGTTCAGATTACTTTCAGAAACGATTGTATCTAAGAATTGGAACCCGACAGACTTTGGACAGAACGGAGTACTAAAGGCTTCTATGAAGATGTTGCTTGGTCAAACAGTAAACTGTGACCATGAAACCAACATTGGTAATGCTATTGGTGCTGTATCACAAGTAATGTGGCAGGAATCCTATAAAGACGGTAGCTTTACTATACCCGCTGGTATCAACGGTATTCTGAAAATCGATGGTAAGGCAAACCCAAGAATTGCTAGAGGCATCCTTATGGAGCCACCTTCAATTCATAGTAATTCAGTTACTGTACAATTTAAGTGGGATAAATCCCATCCCCAAATGGAAGATAACGAATTTTATCAGAAACTGGGTACTTATGACTCTAAGGGAGTTATGGTACGTAGAATGGTTACTGAAATTGTTCGTTACCTTGAGACCTCACTAGTTTCACATGGTGCTGATTCATTTGCCCAGAAAATTGGCTCGGATGGTAAAATCATTAACCCAACATTTGCCAAAAGAACTTGGGCATCCTATGAAGAGTATAGAGATGATAAATCGAAGCAATACTTCTTTACTGATTATAAATCAGATTTAACATCATATCAAGAAAAGAACGATACTCAGGGTTCTTTTAATGATAATGATGCCAATGATAATCATTCAAATAAAGATAACATGAACGAATTACAAAAATTTCTTGAAAGCCTTTTTGGGGATAACATGCTTACCCTGGAAGAAGGTAAAGAGATGAATCAGGAAAATGTAATTGCCTGCATTCAGACTTTGGTATCATCCAGAAACGAATTGCAAACTTCGGTAGATAATCTTACTACAGAGAAAACTTCTCTTACGGAACAGATTACCAACTTGAATGCTGAAGTAGCTAACTTGAAGGAAATGGCAACTGTAGGAAAGAATCACATTGCTTCTCTCCGTGAAAATGCCGTAGAAACTTACAAGAAGTTGATGGGTGATAAGGTAGATGAGACAATCGTTACGATGCTCAATGCCGAGACTACTGGTATTACTACTCTTGTTTCCTTGACAAAGGATTACCAAGCTCGCTTGGAAGAGAAGTTCCCTCTCACTTGCTCAAAATGTGGTTCTAAGGACGTCAACCGTGCTTCCTCAATTGCTGAGGATGATACCGAGGGTAAAACTGGAACCCAGGGTACTGATACCCAACGGAATTCAGAATCTCCGAGTACTAAGAATGTAATCGATAACTTGTATCGAAACAAAATCAAATAACTAATATAAATAATCCGCGTTATGGAAAAAACTAAAATCGTAAACGACCCTCAGCAACTTACTCTCTTTGGGGAAAGAACCCCGAGAGCGGTGATTTACAAAAGTGAGTCACACAAATTGCACCAGGCTTTCAATGTTAAAGCTGGAGAGAAAATCGTACAGGGTATGCCAGTAGCTTTGAATGAAGAAGGTTTGATTTACCCTTGCACTGATGTAGCTACTCAAGTTTATTTGGGTGTAGCAGTAACGGATAACGTTAACCCTGCTTATCAACCTCAAAGAAATTTCCCGGTAGAGGTAACAGTAGCTATGGAAGGTTACATGATTTGTAACTGGGTATCAAACGGAAATATCGACGCCGGCTATGTAACTCCCGATGGAACATTGCTTAACGATAGATTCGTAAAAGCTAACCAAGCAACTTCATCCCAGTTCATTGCCCTTAATCCTGCAGAAGAGGCAAATGAGGTAATTCAAGTACTCATCAAATAAGAGAAAAGAAGTTATGGAAAATAAAATAGATATTACAAAGTTGAAGGCTCAGGATTTTATGAATGAGCTGCCGGAAATGGTAAGAAGCTTGGAAGCTGTTCGTTCCGGTTCACAGGACAAGAAGCCTGTAGAGGTAACTTTTGGAGAATTGGTTACCGGTAAATGGGGTATTTCAGAAGATGAACTTTTTGAAAAGATGGGCATCAATCCAAAAGTGGACACGATGCAGAACATCTTTACAATACCTCAACAGAATGTTCGTTGGATTGTTCCGGAAATCATCCGTGCTGCTATCACATTGGGTATGCGCCAGGCTCCGTTCTATCCGAACATCATTGCATCTGATCAACCCATCAATGGTTTACAAGCAATCATGCCAATGGTTAACATGTCGGATGCTGCCCCTGCAAAGGTTAATGAGGCAGAAACTATCCCATTGGGTGATGTTAGCTTCGGACAGAAATCAGTTAGCCTCTTCAAAATCGGAAAAGGTTTCAAACTTACTGATGAAGTTCGTAACTATGTTTCGCTCGATGTCTTGGGAATCTACCTTCGTGATTTTGGCGTTCAGTTGGGTTATGCTCTGGATACTCTGGCTATGGACGTTGCTATCAATGGTAACAACCCTGATGGCTCTGAGTCTGCCCCGGTAATCGGTGTATACGAAACAACTAATGGTATCACTTACAAAGACCTTCTGCATATTTGGGTACGTGCTGCTCGTATGGGACGTAACTTCCAAACTATGATTGGTGGTGAAGACCAGGCAATCGAAATGCTGAACTTGCCGGAATTCAAGGATCGTCACTCTGGTACTACAGAAGCTACCCTGAATGTTAAGTCTCCTGTTCCCAAGAATGCTGACTTCTACATTCACCCGGGTACACCCGACCAACAGTTGCTGTTGATTGATACATCTGCTGCCTTGATTAAGCTTACTGCTCGTCAGTTGATGCTTGAATCTGAAAGAATCGTTTCTAACCAGACTCAGGCAATCTATGCAAGCTTGACTACTGGCTTCTCTAAGATGTACCAGGATGCAACTCTGTTGCTGGCTGCTGACAAGAAGTTCTCAGAATTCGGTTTCCCCGAGTTCATGAACGTAGACCCATATTTGATGGTTAACCTAGAATAATAAGGGACGTCCGGTTTCATCTATATAAATTCCCTGAGAGGGTAGGTAACTAAAAAGACCTATCCTCTCTTTAATCATTTTTAAATCTTAGGAAATATGGCTAAAGATAAATATACAGTAACTGTGGGACCAAGAGCTTACAGTTTTCATGACCAATCAACTGGTATTACCGTTTGTAGAGGAGAAGACAAGGAACTCTCTCGTCGTCAATTCCGTGCACCAAAGATTCAGAAGGCAATTGCCTCTGGCCATCTGATTATCATTGCTGATAAATCAGAAATCGAAAAGTATTCAGAGGCCGACATCGAAAAGTTGGATAAGAGACTGAATGCTCAGTTCAAGAAAGGCATGACTCTTGAAAAACTTGCAAAGGGCTATTCCCTGGAAGAACTGAAACTGGTAGCAGGTCTTCATGAAATCGTTGCCGAGAAAGATGATACAGTAGAAACACTTATTCAGGCTTTGCTGGAAGAATTCGAATCCTCTTCTAAAGGGTAATATATGAAAATTACATAAGACAGACTAATATGAATAACAATCTGGACTTTTTGTACGTTACGTCAGGTCTGGAAGTTTCATTCAGAGTCATATCCAAAGTCCCGGCCAAATCCATTTTTGACTGGGACTTTGGCGATGATAAGGGAGAGGTTTTCAATGGTGGAAGACATGTTTCCTATTCTTATGAAACTCCCGGTTTCTATACAGTAACATTACATGTAACTAACTCAAATGGTTTAGATATCACCGTAGATAAGACTCTGGTAGTTTGTGATTATGGACATACGGCATTAGCCGATACAATATATAACTTAATCGACCACTACATTCCTTCAGAGATATCGGATGGAATGACCAGGGAAGATAAATCTATCTACATCACTAAATGGCAATATTATATTGGTCCTCTAGTAAATCACCAAATTCCTGCAGATAAATACACCGATGAATTATGGTATGAAGCACTAGAAAACCAATTAATAATGGAATTGGCTGCCTGGGATTTTCTCAATGTGAAGATACTTAATCTATTAACAAGTACTTCCGAATACTTAAGTCAATTAACCTCTACCAAAGAACAAACTGGTGATGGTACTTCTAAACCCGAACTTGCCCGAGGTGATAGGATAAAACAAATCACTACTGGGCCTACTGAAGTGCAATATTATGATACCTTGGCAGATGCTACAAGTTCCCTATGGAAAACACTTTCTCAAGCAATGCAACCGGGTGGATTAATAGATGAATTAAGAAAGAATCTTTGTATGTTAGCTTCACGATTGGAAATCTACTTACCATTCTGTGATGAAGTATTCAGAACCGTAGTTCCTAAAGTAGTTAACAGAAGGCAACCTGGAGTATTAGATGGACCCAACCCAAGTGCTCCAGTAAAAGGTGGTAAGAAATCAATCTTAACTAAGTTATGACAAAAGAACCCTGGAGAATGGTAAAGAACCGCTCTTGGGATAGATACAAGAAAATTATCACTGACTTCTTAGATTGGGATGCTGGTAGACAATCCATAACTTGGGCCAAACATGTTAATCAGCTTCTCAGTCATGCCGAAGACAGTATACCTAAATATTATAACATCCAAATCGAAGCATTGTGTTACTACAATGCTTTCAGAAACTGGCCTATCAATAAGGCAACAGTCTCAGGAGAATTGGATGATGAAAACTTATCAATACTAATTTCTAAATCTTATATAGAACAAATCGGTTATCTTACACCGGAGGGTTATTGGGATTTTAATTGGGAACAAGATAGGTTTGTAATTAATGGTATAACGTATAAGCCTTCTGGAGATACTCAGACTGCTCAGGCAAAGGATGAGGCTTTAGTTTTCATGGTTATCCTAAAGAGAGACCGAGATACCAAAGTTGAATTTGTAGAATAAAAATAAAGTATATGGCAAAGATGTTAGTACTGAGGTGGACACCAATTACTACAAACAGTGGAATCTGGTTTGATAGTAATCTGGTTATCCTTAATGGTACATCTGGAGTTCATATTGAAATGAAAGGTAATGGCAATGATGTAACGGCATTTCAATCAATGACCGGAAACAAATTTGTCACCTGCTTTCAAGATTACTTCGGTGATATCTGGGATAAAATAATACCTCATCCTGGTATAGGCCAGGTAATGAAATTCCGTGTAAATAAGCTTCCCGATTATGCTTGTATTCGGGGAGATATAGAAGACGGTGGAGATGTAGACCCCGAAAATCCAGATATACCAATGAATGCCTTCTGTGGTTCAGAGGGAGAACCATTCAGAGATATCGATTCGGAATTCTTACTGGGTCGTCAACGTGCAGTAATTAATCCTTAAATTTTATAAAATATGTATGTAAGTAAGTATTATACCTGCGAAGAAATAGACCAGCGGTTATTACAGGGTTACTATGATGACTTTGTTAAAGCTGGCTTTGGAGGAACTATAAATGAGTTCTGGGCCTTCGTACTTTCTATCAAGAATAAGGTAGATAAGAAAGAAGGATACGACTTATCGAAAAATGATTTTACAGATGAGTTGAAGGCTAAACTTGATGGCATCGAAGAACATGCAAATTATATCACTAAAGTTTCTCAGCTTGAGAATGATTTGAAATATCAAACTGAGGAAGAAGTTAAACAGATGATTAGTGATTTGGTTGATGGTGCTGATGATGCCCTTGATACTCTTAAAGAGTTGGCAGAAGCATTGGGTAATGACCCCAACTTTGCAACTACTATCACTAATAAATTAACCGACCTTCGTACTGCTTTAACCGAAGAGGTTAATCGTGCTAAGGAAGCCGAAGCTGCTCTGGGTGCTGCAGTAGCAGCAGTTCAGGATAACCTCGAATATGGGTTAGACCAAATCAATAAAAAGATTGATACTGTTAAGGCAGACTTAAAAGCCGAAATCGACAGAGTTGAGAAGAAGGTAGATAAGAATGCTGAAGATATCAAAGACCTTGAAGATAAGGTAAATCAAGATAATGATGAACTTGAGAAAGAACTTAAGGACCTTATCCAAAAGGAAAAAGATGAACGTATTGCTGCCGATAATGAGATTAAGGAAAGTGTAAATGAACTTAAGACTCTACATATCAATGATAAGGCCGCACTCGAGGCAAAGATTGCCGAAGAAACTGCAAATCGTACCAATGCAGATACTGTACTGGATTCTAAGATTAACGAGGAAATCACTAATCGTCAGGCTGATACTTTAGCTCTTCAAGGTAAAATTGACCAAGAGAAGGTAGACCGTCATTCTGAGGACCAAGTTCTTCATAATGAAATCTCTAAAGAGGTAACAGACCGTACTAATGCAGACAATGCTCTTCAAGGTAAAATTGACCAAGAAGCTCAAGCACGTACTGCTGCAGACCAGGTATTACAGAACAATATAGATTCAGAGGCTACCACTCGTGCTGCTCAGGATTTAGTTCTCGAACATAAAATTGAGGATATAAAAGAGCAGGGTGTAGAAGACAAAGAACAATTGCTTAATGCTATTGCTGCCGAGGCTGCTGCTAGAGAAAAAGGGGATAAAGACCTTGATGCTAAGAAGGTAGATAAACGTGAAGGTTATTCTTTGACTAAGAACGACTTTACCGATATACTCAAAGCTAAATTGGATGGCATCGAAGAAAAGGCAAACTATATTACCCATCTCTCCCAGCTTATCAATGATGCCGGTTTCCAAACTGAAGAAGAAGTAAATGCTGCTATCCAAAAGATTATTGGTTCAGCACCTGAGGTACTTGATACTCTCAAGGAAATTGCCGATGCCCTTGGAAATGACCCCAACTTTGCAGCAACTATCACTAGGAAGTTGGCTGCAATCACAGAACAGGTTAACCAAGAAATCGAAGACCGTATTGCAGGAGACGAGGCAAACAGTGCTGAAGTAGCTGCTGAAGTTCAAGCTCGTAAGGATGCAGATACTGCCCTTGAAACTAAACTGAAAGAATACGTAGACAATAAGTCTGCTACTGGAGATGCTGCACTCGGAGTTGTAAGAGATAACCTTAATAAGGAAATCCAAGACCGTAAAGATGCCGATGCAGTAATTCAGGCTAACTTGGATAAGGAGATTGCCGAAAGAAAGACTGCTGATGAAGCATATACTCAAAGTCTGGCTAACGTTAACCAGCGTATCTCAGACTTGGCTTTGAGTATTCAAGAGTCTATCAATACTTTGCGTAATGAGCTTACTGAGCAGGTAAATGCCCATACTACGGCAATCGCTACTAATCAACATAATATAGAAAGAAATTCAGAGGCAATCACAAACTTAACTAAGACTGTAGGTGATAACTACAAGGAAGTTAAGGATATGATTAACGAAGAAATCGTTGACCGTACGAATGCCGACAGTGCTTTGAGTTCTCGTATCGATACTCTCAATATTGACCTTAATACTGAGAGTGTAGAAAGAAAAGCTGCAGACCAAGTTCTTCAGGTAAATTTGGATAAAGAAGTAGCAGACCGTACTGCAGCCGATAAATCTCTGAGTACTGAGTTCACAGCTAAATTAGATAATGCTAAGCAGGCTTTGGAATCCGAGGTGGCTAATCTTAACACTAAGCTTGAACAAGAAAAGGAAAATCGTATTGCCGGTGATAATGCTTTGGGAGTTCGTATTGATTCTCTAGAGGCAGGTAATACCGATGCTATGAATGAATTAAAAGCAAAGGTAAATGCTAATACTACTGCTATTAATGCAGAGAAAGACCGAGCAATTGCCAAAGAGACTTCTCTTGAGGCAAAGATTGATACCAACCTTCAGAACCATAAAGATGATATGGCGGGTATCAACCAAAATATACTTACCGAAAAGAATGACCGCTTAGCTGGTGATACCGAGTTGCAGAATAATATCGATAAGGAAGCTACAGAACGTGCTAACCAAGATACCCTTATCAATAATGCTTTGGCTCAAGAGAAGGCAGATAGAATTGCTGCTGACCAAGCCTTAGATTCTAAGAAGGTAGATAAGGTAGACGGTAAGGTACTTTCTTCAAATGACTTTACTGATTTACTCTTTGCTAAGTTGGATGGCATTGAGGAACATGCTAACTATATCACAAAGGTATCTGAATTGTTGAATGATTCGGATTTCCAAAATTCTGAACAAGTAGAGGCAGCTATCCAAAAGATTATTGGCTCTGCTCCAGAGGTACTTGATACTTTGGCCGAGATTGCTAAGGCTCTCGGTGATGACCCCAACTTTGCAGCAACTATGACTGCTAAGCTTACTGAGTTGGGGAATAAGCTTGAAGCTGAAAAGAATCTGCGTGAACAAGGAGATAATACTCTGCAACAGACTTTCACTAACTTAAGTAATACTCTTACTACTACGGTAAATGAGTTGAGAACTTTCGTAACTGAAACTCGTACGGAGCTGTTAACTTCCTTGAATGCTACCAATGCTCTGGTAACTCAGAATGCTGCTAATATTCAACGTAATCTGGAATTGATTCAGGGTATTCAGGATAACATTAATGGTAACTATACTGCCATTACCGATTTGCTGAATAATGAAATCGCTGCTCGTAAGGCTGAGGATATTCGATTAGAAGCAAAGATTGACCAGAATACTTCTGACTTAAATACAGAGAGAGAGGAAAGAAAGGTCGCAGATAAAGTTCTCCAGGATAACATTGATGCAGAAGAAGCTGCCCGTATTGCTGCCGATACAGCTTTGGGTAAACGTATCGATAAAGAAATTCAGGACAGAACCGATGCTGATACTGCCTTAGATAATAAATTCACTAACATTACCGATGACCATGAAGAAAGACTGGTAGCTGAAGAAGGTACTTCTGATGCTTTGCCTGATACCATGGTTACCGATGTTAGTGCTGTAACAAGAACCGGTACCCAACTTTCTTTCAAGGTAAAGACTTCAACCAAGGATAATGCAAATAACCAATATGGTGAAGAAGTAGAAGCTACCAAGAACTTACTCCCGGTAACTCAAACTCTTGCAGGAGTTATGTCTGCCGCAGACAAGGTTAAGTTAGATGGGTTAGACCCCAATTCTCTGACGGATATCTCTGCAGCTTCAGATGCTAATAAGGTAACGGTAACGGTAACTAAGGATAACGGTTTGAATGCTGATACTACCGAAACTTTCGATTTGCCTCAGGTATCGGCTACTAAGGCTGGTACGATGACTGCTAAGGATAAGGTTGAGTTAGATAGAATCTCTACGGCTAACTTTGCTCTTGGTGCAGTAACTCCCAATGAAACTACTGTTGGCATAGCTGCTACTAAGACCGTAGTTGAAGATGGTACAGTAGAACAGAATCCTATTACATTGCCTGCCTCTACTGCAGAGAAAGCTGGTGTACAAACTGCAGCAGATAAGAAGCTGTTTGATTCTATACCAGATAATATTATTATCTTATCTGGTGATAAACCAGTTGAGGTAGGTCAACAAAGCAGTCATGTTACTTTAACTCATAATTTCTCTTCTAAAAAAGAAGAGGGTATTTATACTCATGAGCCTGAAGATTATAAGACTACTTATATCCCAGCAGCTACTACAGAGAAAGCTGGTGTAATGACCGCCCAAGATAAAGTTAATCTGGATGAGACATTACCCAATGCTATTGCTCAAGAGGTTCAGGACCGTAAAGATGCTATCGAAGCTTTGGACGGTAAATCAGAAGCCGCTCTTGCTCAAGAAGTAGCTGATAGAAAAGCTGCAGATACTGCTTTAGATACCAAGTTTACTAAAGCTGTAAACGATGAAGCAACTGCTCGTACTTCTGCTGATACTGCATTGGGTGCAAGGATTAATAAAGAGATTGCTGATAGAACTGCGGCAGACACTGCCCTTGATAATAAACTGCAGAATAACATTAACACTCTAGAAGCTAAGCATGATGCCTTTGTAGCAACTAAGGGTAAGGCTGATGGCTTTGCTCCATTGGATGGGAATGGGTTAGTACCTGCTAACCATTTGCCTTCATATGTAGATGATGTACTTGAAGTATATGCTACCTATGATGTAAGCCCCACTGGAGGTCTTACTAATGTTCAATTGTATACGGATGCAGGTCACCAAACTCCCGTAGTTGGAGAATCTGGTAAGATTTATATAAATGTTGCCGATGGTGAACCTCCATACCAATTCCGTTGGTCAGGTACTAAATTCGTAGACAGTAATACTTCGTCTCTTATCATTGGGGAAATCGCAGGTACTGCTTTCGAAGGTAGTAGAGGTAAGCATCTTGAGGATGTGGTATCTAGCATGCCTAAAAATTTAATTAGTAAGGTTTCAATAGCTAACAGAAATAAGCGTAATGTTATTATCTTATGTAACTATTCTGCTACGGATGGTCAAGGGCATTACATTGATAAACCCGATGGGATGGTAATCCCTCTAACCCCAGCCACTACTCAAGAAGCTGGTCTGATGGATGCCGATAGTGTAATAAAGCTTAATCAAACCTTACCAGATGCTATTGAAGCTGAACAAGAGGCCCGTATTGCAAAAGATAATGAGCATGATACCTTTAATAGTTCTCTTCCAGGAATTATTCTTACTGGATTCACTCTTACCCATAATTCAACTAATGTAAGAGCTACTCTTAATAATAAAACTAAGAGTGCAGATGGTAAGACTTATGAAGGTGCTACAGATTTAATTAGAAATATACTTGCAGCAACTAAGACTACTGCAGGTGTAATGACTGCAGCAGATAAGACTAACTTGGATAATACCGTACAGGGGTTGGCAAATGAGATTACCAATAGAACTAATGCCATCAATGCTCTTCGTACAGAATTGAAAACTTACGTTGACGATTTGATTGCCGATACTGGTTCAGATGTAACTGCCTTAGAAACTAAGGTAAATAATCACATTGCCAATAAATCTAATCCTCATACAGTTACTAAAACTCAGGTTGGATTGGGTAATGTTAATAATACTTCTGATGCTGATAAGCCAGTATCTACTGCTCAAGCTACTGCTATTGCCGATGCTAAAGCTGCAGGTACTGCTGCTCAAACTTCTATCAATAACCATGCAGGTAGAAAGGATAATCCTCATACAGTAACTAGAGCTCAATTGGGATTGGCAACTACTGACCAGGTAGTATTTGCTAAGACTACTGCTCCTTCCGGTTTCTTCAAAGAGTCTTCAGATGTTCGACTCAAATCTAATATTAAGGATTTGAATCATACTCTGGAACAGATTTGCCAGATACCAACTAAGTCATTCGAAATGCTTGGTAAAGAGGACGAGGGAACTATTGCTCAGAATCTTGAGGGATTGGGATTTGGTAAATATGTAGAGGAAGTTCCAGTAGAGAAATCTACAGTACCTAATCCAGAGGAATTCGAAACTTTGGAAATCAATGGGGAAGAGTATGTACTCGTAAAACAAGTTAAATATCACAAGATGTCAACCTTGGCAATCGAAGGTGTTAAACTTCTCTACGATGAAATCAAGGCTTTGAAGGCAGAGATTCAGGAACTTAAAAACAAATAAATCTTATGGGAGAGATAGCAACCTGGAGTGCTGTCAAAAGTAAAGTAGGCCTTGGTAAGGATGGTAATGACTGTCCTACCAAGGCTGAATTGTTAGCACTCTCCCCTACAGGAACAGGGGAAAATTATGTGGGGTTGGAACTATCCAATGCCGGTTCCTATGGAAATAACGAAACAGTAAAGTTAGAGGATATTCATAAGGTAACTTGGAAATATACTTTTACTCTTTGGACAGATACTTTGAATTTCTCGGCTTTAGGCGGAGAACCTACTAATGAGAAGCCTTGGTTTGGGGCTACTTCTACTAGAACTAAATATTTGGATGGTGTAGCTACTAGTACTGTAGAGAGTGTTGCATATAGTCATTCGGGCAGACCTTCTTGGGTAACTTGGGCAGACGGTACAGGTTGGAGAGCTACCGAGAATCTTGAGTTAACTGCCAGGTCTAAAACTGACGGTACTATCATACAACAAGGTTCAGGTAAAACCTATACTATCAAATGGTATCAAGCAGCAGCCTCTCAATCTTGGAGTTATGGTTGGAGTGTAACACCTACCTCTATGTCTTTTGGGGCTACTGGAGGTACCAAAACTTTTTCAGTTACTTCTTACAAGCAAGAATTAAGAAATGGGCATAATTATGGTAACCAAATAGCTTTAACTTATACTAGAGCCAACTCTGGTAGCGTATCTGGAAGCGGTACTTCTGTAACTATGGGTAATAATACCTCTACCAGTACACGAAGCGGTACGGTAACCTTAACACAAGCTGAAACTAATAGGAAGGCAACTATCAGTTGTTCTCAGTCGGCAGGTTATAGGACTTACAGTGAGATTACAGCAAGTGGAGGAAGTGTATCCGATATACCTGCAAGTGGAGGAAGTAGAAGTTCATTCTCAAGTATGCCATCATATTCTCAGACTTGGGGATGGAATGGTTCTACAACTGGAGGTGGCACAATTACAAGCGGTGCTAGCATTAGTTATGGTACTGCAGTTAGTGCAGGTTCTTTGGGAACTACGGTTAAATCTAGAACCCGGGTAGGAGCCCTTACTGGTACCTTATCACTAAATGGTAAAACCAAATCTGTAAGTGTACCAGTATACCAGGCAGCGAATTCAATTATCAGTAGTACTGAGGGTACACCAGTAATAAGCTTATCGGCAAATTCATATTCTATCTCTAATTCAGGAGGTAGTGTTAATATTTATGCCAGTGTAAGTATATCTATTACCAACCATTGGAGTTCAGGGTCAACAAGTGCAGGTTCTTCGAAGAGTGCTACACCTACGGTTAGTGCAAGTGGTACTGGATTTAGTTTGAATTCAGCTAAGACGGTACTTACTGCTACAGAGAACACAGGTACTTCAAGTAGAAGTTGTACAGTAACTGCATCCTATAGTGGGGCAACTACTAAGACCATTAAAGTTACACAGAGTGCTGCTTCAGTATCTTATAAGTATTACTTGGCATTTACTTCCCCTACTGGTTCTAGAACTACTTCTAGAACTGGATTATCGGCTTTGGGAGGTAATAACTTTACAGTTGATGTAGCTTATTCTTTTAAGACTAAGGTAATAAACGGTTCTGAAATAAGTACAAGATACCCATTAGCTTTAACTGTAACCTCAAAACCAAGTTGGGTTACAAATGTAGCAATCACAACGTTATCAAGTGATAATGGAAACTATGGGTTAACCTTAACCTTAACAGAGAATACCGTAGAATCAACAAGGTCGGGTACCATTAAATTAAGGCAAGCAGAAAATGATGATAATGGTTGGGAGCTTACAGTCAATATAACTCAGAATGCTGCAACTATAACCTATGATTATGTATTTAGTATATCATAGGTTATATACAACACCAGTATTTTGAGGCCGTTGTTTCTGAATGCGATAATATTCTTGGTTTAATTAATAATCGTTCAGAATCACCTCGTAATCCTGCTCCAGATTTCGAAGAATTTAAGTTATCCATGAATGAGAGGTTAACTAACCAAGAAACCCTTTTATTAAGGATTGCTCAAGAATTGGGATTAGATAAACCTAAACAATAATAAGAATTATGCCAAGTAAGTCGGTTAATATTACACTATCGACTCCAATTGGTCCTCTAGAAATATACGTAGATAAACGAGAACAAGCTCGTGCAGAAAGGTTGATTGCCAAAACTCCAAGTATCTTAACCGAAGGCTATGCGAAAGGTACAGAAAAGTTTGGTAATCAACTTCTTCGTATAGTAAGACGAAGTTTGAATACTGGTGTACCTCCAAGGGGTTCCGGAGTATCTTGGCCACCACATGCTCCTGGTACCATAAAGAAATATGGGGACCATACCATGTTAAATCTTACGGGGCAATATGCTCGTTCAGTTACTTTGGTAAAAGGTAAGAAAAGAACTTTCGTCGGATTGCCAATTGGAATCAAGAAGATTACCTATACTGGTAAGACTTCAAGAAAGACTTTGAATCAGATAGCTATCATGTTAGAGTATGGTAGTAGAGATGGTAATTTACCACCTCGTCCTCTTTGGAATCCTGCATTTAAGGCTGCTGGTGGAAAATCTGCCTTACAAAAGGAAATACGTAATGAAATTAGAAAAGAAATAAGGAGGGTTATATAATGGCAGCAGATTTCGAAATATCATCCTTATCCGGAACTGGTACTGCAACTATTAGGGTAAAGCCTAAGGCAGTAAACGAAGACATGAATAATATAAAAGAGCAGGTTCTCAAGGTAGTAGTTCAGGGTGTAGAAAGGGAAGTAACTCTGGTACAAAAGGCCGCTCCTAAAATAGTAGAGACCTGGGGAACTTATTTTAGTATCACTCCAGAAACTACTTCCCATACTTTCGATGGTACTAAAAGGGGTGAGACCCTAGAAATAGGTGTATACAGTTACCAACAGAAGTTTATCGATAATAAGCCTCAAAATGAATATCGTGCTGTAGATTGGAAAGTTGAAAGCTCCTCAGATTGGTTAGAGGTAACCCAAGAAATTGGAGAAGCTAATGCCGCAGGTAAGCTTACTATCAAAACTAAATCTACTAATCAAGAACATAACCCCAGTAACTATGACCCCTTGGAAAGAACTGCTATAGTTAAGATTATCTCACAGCAAGAACCTAACACTGAGATAGTTTTAAATATAACTCAATCTCCAGGTACTAGAACTACTAAGTATGGCTTTGAACCAACCCCGAATATACCATTCCCAAATCTTGGTCAAAATACTAGTACTGCTCAGATTAGTAATGTAAAGGGTTATCAGTACTACCTTATCAACGGTATTCAAGTTGCTAAATTTATAAAACAATTTAAGATAACCGATATAAGTAAGACAATAGAGGGTCAATTCCATGGAGGTATTGGTTCTGAACCAATACCCTTTAAAGTATGGCTTACCGATTATCCTTCAAATATTGCTACTCAATGGGTTAGTGAATTAAATTGTGTTGGTCATTTACAAACCATAATGAGTGGTTTTGGAGGTATTCAGGTAACTTATAATGGGTATATTAATGACAATGGCAATCAAAGTGTTCAATTAAATATTAGATTAGGACTTTAATGGTAAACTCAGAAGAAATAGTAGAAAGAACTTTTTATATCTCTCTACTTAGTACAATGTTGGAAATGGGTCTTACCTTAAACCCAGAAGACTTCTTACCTTTGTCTCAAGAAAACGAAAAAAGATTTCAAGAGGCAATCAAAGGTATGAAGAAGTTTATACCACTTTTTGGTATAGGGAATAATCAAGTAAAAGGCCCAAAGACTCTCCCAAGAATAACCATAGAACTACAGGGTTATTATGCTGGAGATATTGGTGTGAATAAATACATCATTGGTGATAAACTTGAGGATGGTAATTACCAAGCTTCAGAGTTTCCTTATGAAACTAAGGATATTACCATAGATGTACATCTGGTTTCTCAAACACAAGCAGATATGAGATTGCTACATACAATCTTATATACTGGCTTACCTGCTAGAGGATACGTGAGACCATACTTCAATGATTTAGAGGAATGGGAAAAGGGCAGGCTTGCTCCCACCGGAAACCTATTCATTGAAATTGGTAATTATTATGACCATCCAGATGTAGAGCATGGTATACTTGAGAAGGTATACACCTATGTATGTAAGGACGGTATTCTTCCAGAAAAAGCTTTGGGAGAAGGTACTCTTACACCTATCAAGGATATATCGGTTCTTATTGGATTGTTAGAACAAAACGAAAATGAGATGCTAGAGTTAAAAGTACCTAAGGTATAGGTACAATACTCTAGGGTATAAATTAAACGAGTAATTAACTTTAATCACAATAGAATTATGCCAACTTCACCTCATGTTGATTTTAAGTTTAAGAACAACAATGTTCTTCAAACTACTCCCATGTTAGGAGTTTCTTGTGTATTGGCTAGAACTACTAAAGGTCCATACGATGACCCTTCAGAAATCATCTCTACATTCTCTCAGTTCCAAAGAATCTATGGTTCTGAAATTGTACCCGATGGTTCTGTATCAAATATCGAAAAGGCTTTGCAAGGTGGTTCTAAGCTTCGTGTTATTCGAGTACTTGGCAAAGGAGCTACTCAAGGTACAGTAACTGCTTCTCCGGCGGCGCCAAGAAAAGCTAAAGATTCAGAAGATGAAATCTCAGTTGCTTCTGCTGTAACTGACCCAGCTAAACCCTCTGCTTTGATTACTTTAAAATCTGGTAGTACTACTTATAGTTTTGGATTAGTAACCAAGGGATATGGAGATCCAATTGGTAGTGCAAATACTTTCCAGGTTGGTTTTTATAAGCAAGCTAATACCTTGTATTATAAAATATATTCAGCTAATGGGCAAGTACTTGAACAGGGCCCAGTAATAACCTACAAAACTGCCGATGATAACAATAACACTTCGGTAGATTACCTTGCTCTTAGTGCATTTGCTAAGAACTCGGAATATATTAAGCCGGTAATTACTGCAGGTTCCTCTTTTGAAAACCTAATTAAGTGGCTTACCGATGATATTGATGGTACTAAGAATGCTATCACTATTACCGTGGGAGATGCTGCACCCTCCGAAACAGAGAAACTGTTTAATGGTACTATCGGTAGTGCAGGTTCCACTCCAACTGCCGAAGAATGGATTACTTCCTTGGATTTGGTAAAAGATTACACCGACTTCTACCAATTATTTATTTCACATATCTCTCAACACCTTACTACCGATTCAGATGTACTCAAGGTATATAAGGCTGCTGCAGATATGGCAAAGGAATTGATGGAATGGGTACTGTATATCGAAGTTCCCAAACATTTAACCCATTATACTCAAGGTACTCAGGCAAGAGATTACAAAGCTCAGGTAACTTGGGTACAGACTTGCCTTGGTACTGTAGGTAACTCTAAGTACATTGCCTACTTTGGTGGTGGACTTAAGTACTACAACGAAAACGGTAATCTTCAGGATTCCGATGTAGTGGGTACTATTGTTGGTTTGGGAGATGCCTCTGCTACTCAATATGGTCCTTGGAAATCCTTTGCTGGTATGAACCGAGGGGTTATTGGAGATGCAGTTGGTCCAGTATGCCCCAACTATGGTTCTCCTTCTCGATATAACGAACTGAACACTCTTGCTCAGAATTATATCAATGAGATGGTAATCAAAGATACTCCAGATGCAGGTAAGCAAACCATGCTATGGCATTGCTTCTCTTCTCAAGTGAAACAGGATTCTGAAAGATTCCTTTCAATCGTAAGACTGAACCTTTACCTGAAGAAGTTCCTTCGCCCGGTACTCAACAAATATATCGAAGAACCAAACGTTTGGAGTACTTGGAAGAGAATCTGGTTGGAGGTTAAACCTACACTGGATTCATTGGTAGATGAAGATGCCATGACCGAGTATACCTGGATGGGTGACCAAGATGCAACTTCTTGGGATGACCTTTCAATTAATACCGAGGCAGATGCCCGTCAAGGTAAGTACCGTGCTATCCTTAAGTATAAGGATGTAGTTCCTATGCAAGAAGTAACTATGGAGATTGTAATTGATGCGGCATCCAAATCTGTATCAATCGTAGAAACAAGTAATAACTTATAAACTCATAACACAATGGGAGCAAAAGTAAAAAACCCACGGAAGAAATTCTTGTGGAGCATCATGTTCCCCAAACACCCTATCAATACCTATCTATTCCAAAGTTGTACTTTGCCGGATATTGAGATTGACCAGGTTGCTCATGGGGACGTCAATAGAGACGTTAAAACTGCAGGTAGGGTTACTATAGGTAATCTTATTGTAGAGAAACTTATGACTACTGCAGGTTCAGACACATGGCTTCATGATTGGCTTTATGCTTGCCAAGATCACATAGTTGGTGGAGGTTTGGTACCAAGCCAATATTGGGAAACGGCTATTGTAAATGAACTTGCCGAAGATGGAGTCTCGGTTCTTAATACCCATGTCTTCGAAGAGGTATGGCCATGTAAGATTACCGGCTTAGACTTGGACAGAATGGCTTCAGAGAATACCATTGAGTCCATAGAGTTCTCAGTTGGTACTGCAGATAAATACTAATCCCTTAGTCTATTTTCACTAAGATTCGGTGGAGGGGTGGGATTCCTGTGATAGGAGCTCACCCCTTTCTTGTTGTTATACGGAGTACTATGAACATTTGTAAACATTAAATATATCAAATTATGGAATTTAGAACATTTAGATTTACCGGACCTTCTGGTTTCGAATATGAAATCAGAGAACAAAATGGTGCTGATGAAGATATCCTCAGTAACCTTTCAGACATGAAGACTTTGATGAACCTTACCAAGTTCATTGCAGCAATTGTAATTAGAACTACTGCTACCCCTAATGGGAAATTAACCGTAGATGATGCCCTTAACTTACCAGTCAATGACCGTTATGCTATTATCTTCAATTCTCGTATCTTCTCTTTGGGAGAGGAAGTAGAATTCGAATATGATTGGGGCAAAGAGAATGGTGGTAAGATTACTTATGGCCAAGACCTTCATGAGTTCCTTTTCGATTACGGTACTACTCCAACTGTAGAGGATTTAAATCAGAAGCCAGATGCTATCCCTTATTATCCAGAGGGAGTTAGATTGGTAGACCATGAATACACTCTTTCATCTGGCAAGAGAATTAAATTCGATTGTATGACTGGTAAGGGAGAACAAGAGTTCATGAAGTTGCCTTTGGATAAACAAACTAAGAATGCTCCTCTTCTTTGCCGTAATCTTCACTTAGAGGTTGATGGTAGTTGGGAGAAGGTAGAAAACTTTACTCCGTTTACTGCAAAGGATATGGCTGAGATGAGAAAGCATATCTTATCTATGGACCCTATCTTCAAAGGTGAATCCCATATCACTAATCCAACCACCGGAGAAGAAAGAACTTATCCTATAGTTTGGGCACCGAATTTTTTCTACCTGACGGAAGAGTAATGTTAGAGAGTGATTTTGTTTATATCACCAGAGCCGAGATAGCCTTAGACTATTTCGGCTTTTTACGTCTTCCGTACCGAATAAGGAAAATATTCAAGGAAATGGCCGAGCAATATTATAAACAATTAAAGAAAAGAAAATAAATTATGAATACCAGTAGGAGTATAGTAGAGGTCGGTGTTGCCATGGTTTTAAAAGACCGATTCTCTCAAGAAGCTGGCAAGATATCTGGGTCATTCAGAACAATGATGAATGATATGAATACCTGGAATAGAGGTATACAGATGTCAGCTTCCAATACAATGGACTTCGGAATGCAGCTCGTAGGGGGAATGGCAAGGGCCTATAAATACTCTGCGGGTGTTCAGAATGAAGTTTGGACTGCTTCGAAAATTGCTGGTGCTACCATTGCAGAACAAAGAGAAATGTTACAATTGGCAAAAGATGTCAATGAGATAACTCCTCTTACTGCTTCGGATGTTGCATCAGGACAAAGATACCTGGCTATGGCGGGTAATAAATTCGATGCTATTAAAGAAATGATTGGGCCAGCATCTAAGCTGGCTTCAATCTTTACAATGCCAGTGGGACAGAAAGGTGGTGTAGCTGACTTGATGACCAATATCATGTCAATGTACCAAATCCCAATGGGAGAAGCCGCTAGAGTAACCGATGATTTATATACTGCAGTTACTAATGCAAATATATCTTTAACAGACTTAGCCCAGTCCATATCTTATGCAGGAGCAGATATGGCAACTGCTGGAGTAGACCTTCGGCAAACGGCTGCTGCTATTGGTGTATTGGGTGATATGGGTATACAGGGTTCTATGGCAGGTACCTCACTGGCCAATATGATTCGTTACTTACAGCTCTCTCTTGTTAACCAAAAAAAGAAAGGCTATAACGCTTTAGCAGACCTGGGCTTAAGTCCAGATGAATTCTTCGATGCTCAGGGTAATCTTATAGACCTTTACACTATCTATCAGAAGTTTGCTAAGGCTGCAGTAGATTTACCTTCACGAATTGAAACACCAACTTTCTTCAATATCTTTGGAGTTCGTGGTAATCGTGGTATGCTCCCAGTACTTCGGGATATTGCTTCTGGTAGAGATAAGATGGGTAAGATACTTGCTACCTATGACCAAAACATGGGAGCAGTAAACCGACTTAATGAAGAACGTCTTAAAACCGATGCAGGTGTAATTGACCAATTCGAATCAAGTTTAGAGAACTTAACCGTTACGGCAGGTGCGGCTTTGGGTAGAATCTTTACCCCAGTACTAAATGTGGGTAACTCTATAATCAAAGTAATTAATTCTATTTCAGAAACTTGGGTTGGAGGTTTTGGTCTTAGGGTAGGAGCTACTGCAGTAGTAGTAGGTACTATTGTTGCAGGATTTAATACTGTAAGAGGTATTATTAGGTCTGTTGGGTATTTACAAACTATTGCTACTGCTTCTACTGAAGGTATGTCTGCTGCAGCAATAAAAACTAATACTCAGTTTGCCATTATGGAAGCACACATGGTAAGGATGGTTAACCTTATGAGAACCATGGTTCAACTCCAAATGATGTCAAGCGGTATTGGTATGAATTCTGCTGGTAGATTTTATAACACTAAAACCGGAAGATATGTTAAGACACCAAATCCTGGAGTACCATTAGCAACTACTATGGCGGGTAATTTAGCTGGCGGGGCTTTAGCTGGTGCAGGAGCTCAAGTAGGTAGTCAAGTAGTTAAGCAAGGTGCTATAAAAGGGCTAGCTTCAGTAGGTGGTAGACTCTTGGGATTACTCGGTGGACCTTGGGGATTAGCAATTACTGTAGGTCTTCCTTTATTAATCGAGGGTATTAGTTACCTTAGTAATTCAGTAGATAGGAATACTGAAGCTCAGAATAAAGAGAAAGAAGACCCAACTACTATCAGGGCTCAGAATGAAGAGAGATTTATTAATGCTGTTAGGTTAGCTATTAAAGAAGGTATGAGAGATTCTCGTATCAATATCTCAGTAGATGGTCAAGCAGTTGGAGATTATGCTCCAGGTTCTCAACAAGATTTTACTGGAGCTGCATTTGTAATGGGAATATAAAACTAAAACACTATGGCTAGAGTATTAAATAAAGCAGCAGGTAAAATTGTTGAAAAGTACAATGACCTTACAAGAGATACGGCAGGTGTTCTTACTGGTCCCCTAAATAAATTATGGAGAGCTCGGATATTACTCAATCGAACTATCTCTACTCTTCCAAAGGATGATTCTCAAAAGGGTAAACTCTATAACCCAAATGGGGTAATCGGAGAAGCTCAAATATCGTCTAAGAACCCTATTCTAAATAAACAACTCCAGGCTAAATGGAGAATGGAATTACAATTCCCAAGGTTAGAAGAAGGTGAAGGAGTAGACCCAGCAAAGGGGAATAAGAATACTACTAATTACAGAAACTTCGAGGCTAAAGCAGATGTTATATATCAGAATGAAGTAAGGATATATAACATGACTGTTAACCCCACTCAATACATTACCTTACAGAATAGACCTCCAGAAATAGATTTTAGAGGAGAAACCACATGGGCCACCATTAAATCAATGGGTCGCAATGTACCAATGTATCACTTTACTGGAGCTGAAGACATTATTCAATTCAATGTGTCTTGGTACTGTAATGACCCAGAAAATCCAGAAGAGGTAATCAATAAATGTAGGTTATTAGAGGCATGGTCTAAATCTAATGGTTACCAGGCTGCTCCTCCGATTGTTAAGATTGAGTGGGGGGATTCTGGTATATTCGATAACCACAATTATATCCTTACCTCAGCAACTTATACTCTGAAGAACTTTCAGAACGGTTATCGAATAAGGATACCCGGAAAGCCAGCTACTTTTGGTAATGGTAGGTTATTGCCTGCAGCAGCAACTCAAGAATTGATTTTCAAGAGAGTAAGTGCATATAACTTATCCTATGGAGATTTTATAAATTCCGATTCACTTAAAAAGACAGGAGGTATTAAATATGATTGATGTTAACCAATATATAAAGGGAGCTAGCCCATATAATAATGCCTATGCTCTGAAGTATAACGATGGGGATTATTCCTTAGAGGCTAAACCTCCAATAGTACCAGAATCCCCTAACGATATTCAACATACTGTTAAAGATGGGGAAACCCTACAAAATATTGCTTTCAGGTATTATGGTGATTCTGGTAAGTGGTACATCATAGCTGAAGCTAATAAGATACTGAATCCTTTTAAGGAATTAGAAATGGGAAACCTAATAAGAATACCGACTTATGGCAGCTAAACAGAAACCTATATTATATAATGGAATGGGTCAACCTTATTTGGCCCTTTTCAATTTTGGAGGTATGCCTATAATGAATCCAATTACAGGTATACCCCTTGGAGCGTATATAAGTACCTGGAGTTATAGATATGATGAAGAAAAAGAAAACTTGGCTACCATTACTTTCGATACGGGTAATCCTGATACTGTAGATATTGCCGAGATTCAAGAGAACCAAAACATTTGTCTTCAATGGGGATATATATACCCTGATGGCCAATTTATATCTGGGCCCATAAAAATAATTAAGGTAAGGGAATTCGAAGCCGTATTTGATTCTACAGGTACTCATGTAACTATTAAGTGCATTGATTCTTCTGGAGATTTAAGATATCAACCTGCTTATGTCCATTCGGATATGGAAGGCTATAAATTATCTACCTATTTAGACAATGGCTGTGGGAATGCTACTGGTGTAATCATAGAAATATTTCAGTAATGGAACAACAGATAATAAGTAATAAAGTATACGAGTCACTACAGGTACCCACAGAGAATACCCGTACTACTACTGGTAAAGTACTCTATGCTAACAAATACAGTGGAGTAGCAGAAGTAGCTATGCCAGAAGACTTGAAAGCTTTAATTGATAGTGACTTTGGATTAGTGGGCAAGAACGTCTTAGTTCAATTAGAACAGAAGATGAAAGGGTATACTAATGGGCCATGGTATGTGGATTCAAGGGATGGTGTTATCTATATACATAATCGGAAATTCCATGAAGAACCGGTATGTACTTATACATATCAAGGAGAGAATGGGGAAGTACTTAGAGTATCTTTTGCTACTCAGAAAATAACTAAAAGAGTTAAAGCAGTATTAGCTCCATCTCTAGACCCAGATAGTAAAGATTTATCGGTATTATCAACTAATATAAATGAGCCAGAGGATAAACCTCCATTAGCTTTAAGACCCACTGTGGCTCAGGTAGATAACCTTATGGTGTCTAATATTACTGGCAATGGGTTTGAAGATTATAGAAGTCATCCTACTACTCCTACAGAGGTAATGGATGCTTGGGACACTCAGCTTCAGTATAACATGGAAAAAACTGCAGAATATAAAAAGCGGGTAGAGGAATATGAAGCAGTTGGTCCAGTAGGTGCTTATGAAGCAGGTAAGCAAAGAAAATTCGATGAAATGTCTACCGAAGAAGTACGAGCTACCATTAATCAAGCAGCTAATGAGTTACCTGACGATAAGAAGAATGCCCTTAAACAAGTGCTAAGAAATTCTAAGAATGGTAAAGAATTAGAAGCTAATCTTAAGAAATTATTAGAGTATGAAAGATACCTTTTCGAAGACGAAGATGGTATGGAGTTTATGGTAGAGGAATATGTAGACCCATTAGACTATGACCCAGAGGGTTATACCTCTAAACAAGCAGGAGCGGGTATAGCTTCTGGTATCAATTTTCAAGCTGGAATATTACCTGCTTCAGAGAGAGGTTTCGAAGCTTTAAAGAAAGACCCCTATACTGAAGTATTATCCGATATGGAAGTTGATACTACTAAGGGTTATGGCCAAGGTCAATATGGTAAGAAGGTTAAGGTAAGGCACATGAAAAGGGTAAATCTCAAGGTACCTCTTTATAAACTTTACCATAATTTATTTAGTAGATACGGTGGTGCCGATAAGTATGCTTGGGCAGCTAATGCTAATGCCAATGGTGGTTTAAAGCAAACTGAGAAAAGGTTAGTATGTCAACTTCAGGTAGTGGGTAGACCTATGCTAGCAACTTCCCAAATAATCCGAATAGATAATGTAGGGAAACGTTGGTCAGGGCTTTGGTATATAAAACAGTGTACTCATTCTATGGATGCCGGTCAAGGGTATATAACTAATATGGAATTAGTAAAGAACAATTCCAAGTCTGGCTCTGTAACTTCTAAAACTGATTTATCTACTCAAAATATCGTAGCTAATGATGCTAAAGCTAATGCCAAAACTACAAAGGGTCAAGATAAAAAAGCTTTAAGTACTTCTCAGAATCTTAATCTTAACTTTACTTATAATGAGAAAGTATACTATAATGAACATTTCTTGAATGATAAGGGAGACATAATTGATATCAAGGGTCAAGCTGAGTTTATTCGAAAGAAGGCTTATTATACTGAAGTAAATGCCGATAATCCCCAAGCCTTGGCAGAGGGTATAGTGTTATCTACAGGTAATACAGTTACCTCTAAGGGTAAGTTAATTCCTGGTAAGATATCAGTTAAACAAATCCAAGTGCCTGAAGATTATGGGGTTAAGTTTAATTATATGGCCATAGCTAATCGAGTATACCGAGACATAGCTAAAAGGCATAAGCGAATTGCAAGTCAAATCTATGTAGAAAAATAAGGGTATGAGTTACGAAACAGCAAAGATAATAACCGACGAAGGCTTAGAGGGTCTTGGTCGGTATTACTCTGTTTATCGTGGCATTGTTATTGATAATAACGATGTAGAGAAACATATGAACAGGGTAAAGGTATGTGTTCCAGAGGTAATGGGTGGAGTATTTGCTTGGGCATATCCTAAAGGACAACATGGTTCAATTAGTTCTGGTTTCAAATTCTTAGCCCCTAAAGTGGGAGATACGGTATTTGTTACTTTTGAATTTGGGGACCCAACTAAACCTCTCTGGGAATACCATGGTTGGGGAATGAGTCAAATACCCCAACCTCTGGATGGTTCCAATAAAATGGGGATAGTTACTCCCGAAGGAAACTTAATAGTAATAAATGATGATAACGGAGAACTCAATTTACATTTCAATGGACCTGTAAATGTTCGTTCGGAGAAAGAGATAGTAATAAATGCCGAAGGGGATATCAATGTATCTTCTGGTGATTCCGTGATACTTAATACTGGAGAAAATGGCGGAGTAATCAATATTTTTCAATTAACCGAAAAATTAAACCAAACCATTAAAGAACTAGAACAACTTCGTAGTATGTTCAATTCTCATGTACACTCAGGTGTAACTACTGGACCAGGTTCTTCGGGTCCAACTTTAACTCAAGTAATTAAACCTTTCTCACAATTCGTTGTAGACGATTATGAGGATAAAACCTGCATACACTAATGGAAAAGAATTACTTTACAGACTTAGTTGGTATAGGTGTAACTTACCCTATCCAACTTACAACTAATGAAAAGGGTGAAAGAGGTTGGTACCCAGTAAATGGGGATTTTAAACTTATCAGAGATAATATAAGTTCGATATTATATTACATGATAGGCCAGAGATTTCGACAGGAAAACTTTGGTAGTAAACTATGGCAATGTATTGAGGAACCAAACTCACAAGCCCTAAGTTTTATAATTAAAGAGTTTTTAAAACAAGCCATAGGTGCTTGGGAACAAAGGATAACCTTCCAAAATATCACAGTTACTAGAGTTGATGCAAAAATACACATAGAAGTAACCTATGTAGTAAATGGAACAAATTCTAGTCAGTACCTCGATATCACCTATGACCGGTCGGATAATTCATTAAATACACAATAATATGGGAATCACAAATAAATGGCTTAACCCATACCAGAGGTCTTATCAACAGATTAAGGCCAAGCTGGTTGAATCCCTTATGGGACTCAAAGACCCTCAAGGTCAGAAACTCATAACGGATTATTCGGAGGGGAACATCTTAATTATCATCCTCTCATTATTTGCGGCAATTGCCGAAGTACTTCATTACTACGTAGATAACATGGCAAGGGAAACCTTTCTACCTACGGCAAGAAGGTATGATTCGGTAGTTAAACATGGGGCATTGGTAGATTACCATGCTCGAGCAGCAATTGCTGCTACAGTAGATGTAATCTTATCCAGAAGCATTACTGGTAATTCCATTGGAGCTAAGTTAACTATACCTCAAGGTACTCTGTTTACAGATTCTAGTGGTAATTCCTGGTTATCTGCTAGAGACGTAACTTGGTATTCAAATGTAACTACTTGTAAAGTACCTATAGTTCAACACGAGAAGTATACTGCAAGTGCTTTAAATAATATGGTAATACCTACTGGAGATAGAGTTATAATTCATCTGGGTACTCTACCCAATGGTAAGTATTATGAACAAGGTTCTATGTCATTGCAGATAGGTAGGGAAACTTGGGTATTAGTAGATACATTTGCAAAATCCAAACCTACAGACAAACACTTTATGGTTTCAGTAGATGAGGCACTTAATCCTTATATAATGTTTGGGGATGGTACCTTTGGTAAGAAGCCTGCAGCAGGAGCAAAAATAACCAATGTGGTATTCTACTTAACCAATGGTACTCAGGGTAATGTAAAGAGTAATACTATTACTTCTGTACCTTCAGTAATCTCTTCTTCAATTACTGATGCTACCGTAAGTAATGCTTACGATGCCGGAGGTGGTTCAAACTATGAAAACTTTACAATGCTCAAAGAACATATACCTTTGAGTGTAAAGACTTTGGGAGTAGCAATTACCAAAGAGGATTTCGAAAGTTTGGCCATGTTGGTTGATGGGGTAAACAAAGCTAAAGCCGATTATGAATGCGGTAGAAAGCTTACAGTATATATTAGCCCCGATGGTGGAGCTGTTGCTTCTTCTGAATTAATCAATAGGGTATACAATCTATTATCTCAAAGAGCTCCTATGACCACATGGTTAAAGGTTAAATCTGCAGGTAAGGTTCAGATTATTCTAGAGATGGGAGTTACTGGTAAGAAGTCTTATAAGACTCCCGAGATACAAACTCAAATTCTTACAGCATTATACAATGCCTATTCTCCAGAGCAAGCTCAGATAGGAGGAAGCGTAAGGTTATCAGATATCTATGCCTTAATAGATAACTTATCAACAGTAGATTACCTTCACCTTACTAAGTTCTATATTAAACCTTGGCCTACTACCATCTATGGTAATAAAGAATTGAACTTGGGTCAGTTTAAATTGAATAAGGCTAAAGGGTCTATGACTTACTATATTACCTTCAATTCATCCACTACTTTTACTGTACGTTCTGTATCAAATGGGTATATGGCTACTGGTACTGTAGGTAATTCTATACAGGTAATAGATAAGGCTAATGGTTTTGACTTCTCTTTGGATATTCAGAACAATAGCTATCAGTCTGGTTAC